AGTACTTTTGTTTATATATATTATATATAATTATACATACTCCCCACTTAAATGTCAAGTATTTTTTTTATTATTTTCATTTTGATGAGAAATCCTGTTATTTTTGTTGCATATATGGCACACCTTATATATATATACTACGCACGCACGATTTTTGTGGTGGGGTGTAGACTATAGAGTCTACAAATTATGATGAACCCTTAAGGGTTACCTTAATCTGCACAAATTTTAAGCAATCTAAGTAGATTGCCTAGTTTTTAAGCACTTGATCTGCCTAAATATTGAGCAATCTAAGTAGATTGCCTAAGAATTAAGCAGATGAGGGTAGAATATTTCATCTCAAGAGAGTCTTCTGAGCAAGTATTCTTGCACCAAGTAAGACTTGGAAGATGGAGGAGATCGTTGCTGACCTTTACTATTTTACCTTAATACTTAGCTTTCTTTGAAAGCATTAAGGTTAAATAGATTAGGAAGATTTGATGAGATGTTTGAGGTTGATGATGAACCTTGAAGATGAAGATTTCTTTCAATCGAAGCCTTGACATTTTGGAAAACTTAATATATATACTTACTTGAACATAGTGAAAGTAATATATATAATAACATAACAATTTGGAGATTGATTATGAACAAAGTTCACATTTCAAAAATGACAGGTAAACTAGAAGGTTTACAAGCCATTAGTACAAATACAATTACTAACAAATTTTGTACCAAAATGAATGCATCAAAGAATGATGACGTTATATGTAAGCATTGTTATTCACACAGTATGTTGAAGACATACAGAAAGAATATGCAAGATGCCTTGCAAAGAAACACAGATACTTTGAGTATCAAAGTTCTTGAATATGATAATATACCACGTATAAACCAACTCTATATGAGGTTTAATGCTCATGGTGAACTTATAAATGAGACGCACCTTGTAAATCTTGTAAAGATTTGTGTGATAAATCCTAATGTAACCTTTGCATTATGGACTAAACGCAAGGATATTGTTATCAAATACTTTGATAAGAATCGTAAACCTAAGAATTTGAAATTAATATTTAGTAACTCAATAATAAATACTATTATTGAACCACCTAAACACTTTGATAGTACGTTTAACAACGTAGACCAAGACAATATGAAAGAAAAACAAAATTGTACTGGACAAAAATGTATTGATTGTCTATTGTGTTATACACACAACGACACTAAACAGATTGTGGAAGCTGTTAAGATTAATGGCAGAGCAATAAATAGGTAACAATAATGTTACCATTTAACTTACCAATTTGGTACAACTTAATATATATAATGCTTGAGCTTTCTGTGAAAGCATTATATATAATAATAATAAAAGGAGAACACGAGTATGAATAACACAGTAAAACTAAACAGATATGGTAACCCAATAGCATCTAAGTTTGATAACGTAGGTTACACATCAGTAGACAGAGACACTACAAATGGTAGATTTGTATCTCAAATAAAAGAGGTATACGAAGCACCAAGAGTGTCTTGGTTTCAGAGAATATTAAACATATTTAATTAATTCTCCAAGACTGATTTGGTAGTTTGCAGTATAACTAAACTACTGTTTTTAAACAATAAATTGGAGTAAAAATGGGAACATTAATATCAACACCAGAAGATATAAATAAATTTAGATTATTAACTTTGAAGTCTGCTCTTAAATTAGAAATAGTAGGTATGAATAGGCGAGGTCGTTCTGCATATACAATAATTAAACAAGAGTTTAATTTAAAAGGTAGTAAAACTAAAGTGTTAGAACAATTTGAAAAATTAATTGAAAGTATGTAACATGGATTACGAATTAATTTATTGGATTTGCATAATAATTTTATGTATTGTTTGACACTTAATTAAAAATAATATATGAATACTATATGAATATATTATTATTTAATTATTAACTCTCTTGAAAGGAGAACAACATGACTGAACTACAACAATTTATAACAGACTTCCAAGAACGTGCTATGAAGCATGGTTCTAAACATGCTGTGAGTGGTGAGCATATGCCTAGAGGTTGGCATAGTGATACTATTATCCAAGCATGTGTTGATAAGTTTGGTGAGCATGTAGCCAAAGATGCTAAAGCATTTATGGTTGAACAAATAGAAAGGAAATGATATGACTAAAGAAGATATACTAGACATACTAAATCAAGCAAGAGATTATGCAGATAGGTCAGTACAAGAATGTAAAGATGCACAAGAACTTATAAGTGTAGCTGAGACACAATCAATAGAAGCATATCATTTAGTAGAGAAAGCTATTGATATGTTAGAGGAGTTAGACAATGAAACCTGATAAATATTATATAGATGCTTCTAGTTTTTTAGAAGTAACAAGTGAACTTGCAGACTTTATGATGCAAGAAAAATTAGGTGAAAAGTATTATGAAGATTGCATCTATGTAGATGAAGATGATGTATATAATTTTACTGATGAGGGACAAGAGATGTTTAATAATTATGTTGATATTATGACAAGAATACTTAGTGAAGTAAATATAGTACATGAAGATCAACTACAAGAAGGAGAATGATAATGAGTAGAGATATAGACACAATACCTACAGTACGTAGACACATAGTAAGCTATAAGATATATGCAGAGTGGTCAGATAGTCCTAAACTCGTAGAGTTAGAGCATGAAATGGATGGTCATTTAGAAAATACTTTTAATGATTGGTTAAGAGATATAGAAGATGAGGAAGATTTAAAATGATAACTATGGAATGTGATTATTGTAAGCATGTAGAACACTATGAAGATGAGTGTTCATTTTTTCAAGGTGAAATGTGGGGATTACCTGATGACTCTGTCATGTGTAATTCTTGTTTAGAAAAGGAGAATGATAATGATAGATGATGCAATAACAACTGTAGGTTTTGCTTTACAATCTTATGTTAATACTTGTATCCATGAGGATACTGAAGAAAACAGAGCAGAACGTGTGGAACTAACACTAGCATGGTCAATAATAAAAAGTCATTTAGAGGAGAATGATAATGATAGTAACTTGTGAAAATTGTAAAGTTAATAAAGGTGAAGAAGAAGATATGACATATAAATTTGTTCCTATATTATTGTGTGATGATTGCTATACTGGAATACGATATTGGATTGCAGATGAATTAGATATTCATGTACAAGGAGTAGACATATGAAAATAACTGAAGAAGAATTAGAAGATGAGTGTATACATTATATAGATGCTTCTAAATTTGCAGAAGTTATAAGTGTACTTGCAGATTGGGTAATGTACGAAAAATTAGGTGGGAATAAATATTATGAGAAGGTGTGGAAAGCTAGAGACCACCAATATTTTGCCACTTATACTGAAGAAGGACAAGAGATGTTTAATTATTATACTGGTATCATAAAGAAAAATCTAAAGGAAATGTGTAATATAGTACCAAAGGAGAATGAAGAATGAACATATTTGTATTAGACGAATCACCTATCATATCTGCACAGATGCAATGTGATAAGCACATAGTAAAGATGCCATTGGAAACAGCACAGATGTTGTGTTCTGTATGGCATAGGTATGGACAAGGTATGAATGTACCATACAAAGAAGCACACAAGAACCACCCATGCACACTATGGGCAGGAGATGATGCAGGAAATTATGATTGGCTATGGCAACATGGCATGGAGTTATGTTTTGAATATACCAGAAGGTATAACAAGATACATAAATGTCAGCAAGTTATCATGGATTTAATAATAGATAATTGTGAATTTGAATTTGATAATATGGGTAGACATGGAACACCACACCCACAATGTATGCCAGATGAATACAAGTGTGCGTTTGATGATGCTGTACAAGCATACAGAAAGTATTATGTGAATGATAAGAAAGACATAGCCAAGTGGGAGAAGTCAGGACTCATGCCTGATTGGTATGCTAATAAGAAATATAGGATAGGGTATGACTATCCCAACATGAGAGAAGAGTGGGTAGGTTTAGAAATGGAGAATGCATAATGACACTACGAATAGCTACAGATAAAGATAAGTTATGGGAAAGAGAAGACTTAGTTCATACACATATAGGAGTTAAAACTTGGGCAATGTTTTTATTAGAAGAAACTTTTAGTAGGATAGGAGTACGTAATACCTCTGTAGGTAAACCTGATTACATAGATTATTGCCATGATTTATCTGTTGATTTATATTTTAATAAAAAAGAAGTACCTTATTTTATAAGAAAACTTGAAAGATTAGAAGACATAGGTTTGACATTAGGTATGCAATCAAGTATTAATAAAATTAAGAAGCAATTATATAGTCAATCATGGGCAAGAGAAGTTTATTATGAACCTTTAATGATACCTTATGTTATAGAAGACAAGATAGATTGGTCAGAATTAGATGCGTGTGTTGAGTAAAATAATTAATATATTGTTTGACATAGTTAAATACATTGTGTTACTATGGCTTATGTACTTAATAGTAATGATGTTTTTAGGTACGTTTGGATTAGTAGGAACATGAATAATAATTATATAATAGCATTTATATCTGAAGACAAAGAGATTATATTAGAACCATTAGCAAAGTTTAATGGTGATGTAATGTATTTTAAATCTAAGGTAGATGCACAAGATTATATAGAAAAACTATATATAAAAAGTGGCGTAGACATAGAGCCTATGTCAGATGATGATGGACTATCAATAGTGAGAGTGCAATAGAAAGGAAATACAATGAACAAATCACAGATAAGAAAAGAGTTATACGATCTACCTAAGAATGCTACGTTCCAAGTAGATAAAGTATTGGAATGGATTAAACACAATCAAGAAGTATCTAGGTCTATGAATAGAGAGGTACGTATGAATGTATCAGGTGCTATAGCTAAAAGATCTATGCGTGATGGATACATAAAAGACATGCGTCATTACCTACGTACTGGAGATTGGATTAGTTTATTCTATGGTAAGGATATGCAGAACTTAACTAAATATAAAACAGTAGCACATGGAGTAGGTATATGGGAATGACAGAGAAAGAATTACTACGTAAGAATGTAAAAGAATTACAACTACAATTACGTGATGCACATATAAGAATAAAAGAATTGAATGAGAAGTGTGATGAGTTACGTAAGAGGTTAGGTTTGGAGAAAGAGTTTACAACAGAAGATGGGTGGGCTATGCCTGTAGAAAACCCAGATGCAACACATATAAAAGAAAGGAAATAATATGACAGCATTACAAAATAGTATAATACTAGATGAAGAATATGAATACGAAGTATCTGTAATAGATTTATGGAAAACTTCTGGAGAAGAAGATCCATACTCTGCTATATATCTAGCTATGAATACATTAAGATACCCTAATCCTAATGTTCCAGATGAAGAGATAGAAGAACATCTATCAGAACTATGGGAAGAAAGATGGCATGAGTATTATGTATAATGAACTAAGAACATACACTAGCATACCTGAATTTATTCAGGCACATGAAGGACTATGGCATATGTTAGGTTCTAAATATAAAAAACTTGACAAAGAAACTGTATTGATAGATAATACTAAGTGGAAATTAATTAAGGGAAACATGACATGTCTGAAAAAATAAAAGATAGAGATACACTCGTATCAGTAGATGATGCAGGTGATGTAGCTAAAAAAGAATATGAAAGTTATATTAAACAACAACAGAAAGAGGTCGTAGATGATTTAGACAATCAATACTATAGTGAAGGAGAACAATATGACTGAGAATAGATTTACTAACTGGTTACAAAAAGAATTAAAACAACATCAAAAAGAAAAGGAAACTATGATGGCTAAAGCAGTAAAGAAAAATGGTGCTATGATTTTAGATGAAGCACAAAAGAAACACTTGCTAGATTTATTTAATGCAGGTAATGACTTTAATCAAAGTTACAGAGAGACAGGTATCAAGTATATAACTGCATGGGAAATAGAAAAACTTTTAGATTTAATAGATGATATGAAAGATATGTATGGTATATCACCTAAAAGATCTACTGATCCAGATATGCATGGCGATCATTATCCTCACCATTGGAGTGACCATGTATGGTCTGATGATCCAAGAGCATGGAAGAGAGAGGACTAGAATGCCTAAGAACTTATGGGATAAAGAGTACGAAAGAGTTCTTGAAGAAATCTATCGTGATTATCTTGACGAAGGATATGATAAAGTTGAAGCTAGAACTTTAGCTAGAACAGATGCTAAAGAAATAATGAAAGATCAGCTTGACTTTGTTGAAGAACTGTATGATAATACGTTAAACAATTTGGATTAATGATATGGATAAACAATGGTTAGACAGAGGAGCATGTCCTAAGTGTGGCTCTAGTGATGGTAATGTAAACCATTCTGAAGGATATAGCTTTTGTTTTTCTTGTAACACTAGGTTTGGAGATAATATGGAAGTAGAAAAAGTAATACCAATGAGAACAGAAAGTGTTATGAAAACTGTGGGTACATTAGGTGCGTTGAGTGAACGTAGTATATCTAAAGAAACTGCACAGAAATATAATACTGATGTAAAAGTAAATGGCAATATGAATACACACCACATCTATAAATACTTTGATGAAGGTGGAAATAATATTGCAAACAAAGTACGAGACGTACAAACAAAGAACATGTGGACTGAAGGTAACATGACTAATGCAGGATTGTTTGGTCAGAATATCTTTGCACCAAAGGGAAAGTATATTACTATTACTGAAGGTGAGGTAGATGCCATGTCTGCTTATGAATTACTTGGTAGTAAGTGGGCATGTGTATCTATTAAAACTGGTGCAGGTTCTGCATTACGTGACTGTAAGAAAGCATTTGAATATCTTGATAGCTTTGATCAGATAGTTATATCATTTGATATGGACAAGCAAGGCAGAGAAGCTGCTGAAAAAGTAGCACAACTCTTTGCTCCTAACAAATGCAAGGTCATGCATATGGAACATAAAGATGCTAACGAATATCTCAAGATGAATAAACGTGAGCAGTTCTCAAGAGCGTGGTGGAATGCACAACCATATACTCCTGCAGGAATAATAAATCTAAAAGATTTAAAGACTTCTTTGTTTGAAGAAGAGTATTGTGAGACATGTCTATACCCTTGGCAAAAACTAAATGATAAGACATATGGTATGCGTACTGGTGAGTTAATTACATTCACATCAGGTGCAGGTATGGGTAAGAGTTCTATCATGCGTGAGTTGATGCACCATATGTTAAAGAATACAAATGATAATGTAGGTATACTTGCATTGGAAGAGAGTACAAAGAACACAGCATTTAATATCATGTCTGTTGAAGCTAATGTTAGACTATATATCAATGAGATACGTAAGAAGTATAGCCAAGAAGAATTAGATACATGGTTTGATAATACTATGGGTAGTGGTAGGTTCTTTGCCTTTGATCACTTTGGTTCTATATCTAATGATGAAATACTTTCAAGAGTACGCTTCATGGCACAAGCATTGGATTGTAAATGGATATTCCTTGATCACTTATCTATACTTGTATCAGGTCAGGAAGATGGAGATGAGAGAAAGTCTATTGATGTATTGATGACTAAGTTACGTTCACTAGTAGAACAAACTGGTGTTGGTTTACTATTAGTATCACATCTACGTAGACCTGCAGGTGATTCAGGACATGAGAATGGTAGAGAAGTTACTCTATCACATCTACGTGGCTCTGCATCTATTGCACATCTATCTGATGGAGTGATTGCTTTAGAAAGAAATCAACAAGCAGAAGATGATGTAGCATCTAACACTACAACCATACGTATTCTAAAGAATAGATATACTGGTGATACTGGTATAGCTACGCATCTTTATTATGATAAAGAGACTGGTCGTATGAAAGAGATTGACAATCCATACGAAGTAGAAGATAATAGTAACGAAGAGGAGATACCATTCTAATGAATAAACAATTAAACCTAAATTATGAATCACATAATTATACAGATACTAGCAGATCAGCTTGGATAAATACAAAAAATAAACTTACAAAGAGAGAACAAGTATTGAATCTACTAAAAAATAAATCATATACTAATTATGAGATAGCAGAAGAATTAAAAATGACATTAAGTTCTGTATGTGCTAGATGTAGAGAGCTTCAGTTATTAAATTTAGTACAAGATAGTGGAAGGAGACGTGAATCACCTTATGGTAAACAAGTTATAGTATGGGAAATTAAAAAGGAGATACCATTCTAATGTGGACACATTATTGTCGTTCAGAAAAAACTGAAATAGAAGTAGGTAATGGTGAAGAGTGTAACTGGTGTGGACTAGATGCTCAAGGCATTACAGTAGATGGGTTTGATGAAGCAATCATAGGGATAGGACAACAACATGGAAAAAAACCTTTACATGTCTATTCATATAGTGTAATATGTAAGATACTAAGAGAACGAGATGGTATGTCTTGGGAAGAAGCAGATGAATATGCTCAGTTTAATATAGTTAATGTCTGGGTAGGTGATAGAACTCCCTTGATATTATATAATGAGTATTGGTATGATTGGAAAACAGATGAGAGCAGTAGTTGATATAGAAACAGATAGCTTGGATGCAACAAAGGTTCATTGTATAGTGGCTAAAGATGTAGACTCAGGGAGGGTTTATCCTTTCCCTCCTGATATGATACATGGGTTTAGAGATTGGTCACTTGGTGTCAAGCAGTTTATTATGCATAATGGTTTATCATTTGATGCACCTGTGTGTAATAGATTGCTAGGTACTGATATAAAACCTAGTCAAATTATAGATACACTTGTACTATCACAGCTATTCAATCCTATACGTGAAGGTCATAGTTTAAAAGCATGGGGAGAAAGATTAGGATTTCCTAAAGGAGATGTAGAAACATTTGAAGTATATACACCAGACATGTTGGAGTATTGTAAACAAGATGTCAATATAACACATAAGTTATTCAATATATTACAGAGTGAAGGTAAAGGTTTCTCTCGTAGTTCAATTAGATTAGAACATAATGTAAGAGTTATCATAGACCAACAAGAAAAGAATGGCTTTGCTATGGACATGAGAAAAGCTATGAGTCTATATAATAAATTAAAAGATGAAGCTAATGGTTTAGAAAAGTGGGCAGTAACTACCTTTGATCCTACAGTTGTTGAGTTGAAAACAAAAACAAAATACATACCATTTAATATAGGATCAAGGCAACAGATTGCAGATAGATTAATGGAACTAGGTTGGAAACCAAAACAACATACAGATAAAGGTAACATTATTATTAATGAAGCTGTCTTAGATAAGATAGATATGCCTGAAGCAAAAAAGTTTTCTCGTTTCTTTTTATTACAGAAACGTATAGCACAGATTAAGTCATGGATAGAAGCATGTGATGACAGAGATGGTAGAGTACATGGTAGAGTTATGACTCTTAAAACTATTACTGGTCGTATGTCTCACCATTCTCCTAACATGGCACAGATACCTGCAGTTCGTTCTCCATATGGAAAAGAGTGTAGAGATTGTTGGACAGTTGATAATCCTTACACTCATTCCATAGTAGGAACTGATGCAAGTGGATTAGAGTTAAGATGTTTAGCACATCTAATGAATGATACTACATTTACAGATATACTATTGACTGGAGATATACATACACACAATATGCAAATGGCAGGATTAACTAACAGAGACCAGGCAAAGACATTTATCTATGCATTTATGTATGGTGCAGGTGCATCTAAGATAGGACAGATCGTAGGTGCAGGTGCTAAAGAGGGACAGATATTAATTAATAAGTTTTTAAATAGTATGCCAGCTTTGAAAAGAGTACGTGACTCTGTAACAAAAGCTGCATCTAAAAAATTAATTAGAGGTATTGATGGTAGACTACTACATATACGTAGTCCACATAGTGCATTGAATACTCTAATACAAGGAGCAGGAGCAATCGTATGTAAGCTATGGCTTATCAATATGATTAAACGTATTAACAGAACAGGTGTTGATGCTAAACTTGTAGCTAGTATACATGACGAGTATCAGTTTGAAGTTCTTAACAAAGATATAAATAAGTTTGGACAGATAACTAAAGATGCTATGAAAGATACAGAGAAACAGTTACAAATGAAGTGTCCTCTTGATAGTGAATGGAAGGTGGGTAAGACATGGGCAGAGACACATTAGAACAATTTACTTTGTTTGATATGAAAGAAGAAGTTCTTATTGGAGAGAAAGAACATTCACAAGTTTGTTTAACTTGTAAAGAATCTTTACCTTTAAAATCTTTTAATACTAAAGGTAAATTTAAAAAAATAAATTTAAAAACTAATAAAAGATTTTCTTATTTAGATAAAGTTTGTAAGAAGTGTGATTCAATAGAAAGACAAGATAGAAAAAAAAGAGAGTACACTTATGGTAAACCACCTAAAGATTATTGTTGTCCTATTTGTGAAAGAAACGAGAAACAAATTAAAAATAATTTAATAATGATTGATGAAGAGTATACTGTTCATGAAAGAGATTTTAAATATCCTGCATGGGTTATAGACCATGACCATGACACAGGAGCATTTCGAGGATGGTTGTGTAGTAATTGTAACACAGGATTAGGAGCAATGGGAGATAATAAAGAAGGTCTTAAAAAAGCTATGAGATATTTAGAAGGAGATTCTAATGATAGTAAAAGAATTTAAAGGAAGAAAAGATCACGTTGATTATATTAAGCGAGGTATAAAAGTAGAGAATGAATTTATACATACAGCTAAGTCACGTGGTTATACAGTTGAGATAGCTAGTGAAGAAGAGAATATAAATAAACATATAGATTTATATTTAACCTACAAAGGATTAACAATTAGTGTAGATGTAAAGGCTAGAAGAACTGGAAATAAAAACAAATCTTTGGATGACGCATGGATTGTTGTTGAGTTTTTAAATACAATGGGTAATAAAGGTTGGCTGTATGGTGACTGTGATTACTTTGCATTTGAAAGAGAGCATGATTATGTAGTGTGTGAAGCAAAAGAGTTAGTAGAATTAACTGACAAAGTTGTAGATAAAAACACAAGAGTACAGAATTATAGTGATGCTGAATACAAAACATGGGGTAGAAGTTATCAAGGAAAACAAGACCTTATCTCAAGAATCGAGATGAGTTTAATACTTAATTTAAATAAAACATTTATTATGAAAAAATCTCTTGACATTAATTCAGAGGTATGTCATAATTCATTTATTAATAACAACGAAAGGAAAACACAAATGAGTGTACTAAAAGGAAACGCATATTGGGCTAGTATAGTTAGTCCAAATACTACATTTGATTCAGATGGAGTATGGTCGATAGATGTATCTAATCTTGACGAGAAGAATATTAATCAAGCTAAAGCTGATGGATTAGATGTAAAGAATAAAGGTGATGATCGTGGTAGCTTTGTTACTATCAAAAGAAAAGTGAGACGTAAAGATGGTAACATGAATAAACAACCTGAAGTGGTTGATGCTGCGAAAAGAAACATTGCTAGTACTATGATTGGTAATGGTTCAGAAGTCAATGTACTTTATAGTACATATGAGTGGGAGTTCAAAGGTCGTTCTGGAGTCTCTGCTGATTTACGTGCTGTGCAGGTAACTAATTTAATACCTTATAACGTAGATGCTGATGCAGATGAAGCTTTTGAAGTAGTTCCTGATGGATTTGTAACTGAAGATTCAGATGAGGAACTTTCCTTCGCTTCTTAACCAACCATGAAAGGATGGAGAGGTGCTACTGAACGAGTATCTCTCCATTATTTATTATGAAATCTATTGATACTTTAGTAAAAGATATATACGATTTGTTTGATCCTCTTGTAGAGGTAGATTTAAATGAGAAAGAAGTTGAAGCTCATTTAGATTCTTTTACAGAGAGTATTAAAGAAACATTAAGAAACTTTTTAAATGAAGTTCCTTTAAAGAAACGTAACCTAAGATTGTCTGCAATAGGTAAACCTGCTAGACAATTATGGTATGACAAAAATTCTAAAGAAGAACCTAAACCTTTAGAACCTAGTACAAGAGTTAAGTTTTTATATGGTCATATGTTAGAAGACTTATTAATTCTTTTCTCAAGACTTGCAGGACATACAGTAACTGACCTACAAAAAACAGTAAGTGTTAATGGAATAAAAGGACACCAAGACTGTGTAATAGATGGAGTGTTAGTTGATTGTAAGAGTGCATCAGGTAGAAGCTTTGAAAAGTTTTCTAAGAATAAGTTATACTCTGATGATCCCTTTGGTTATATAGCACAGATCTCTGCTTATGCTGAAGGTAATGGAGTAGATGAAGCTGCTTTTCTTGCAATAGATAAACAGAATGGGAACATATGTTTAACTCCTGTTCATTCTTTGGAGATGATTAATGCTAAAGAAAGGATTGACTATCTTAAAGGAGCAATGGATAAAGATAATCCACCTGATAGGTGTTATGATGATGTGCCTGATGGTGCTAGTGGCAATCGTAAGCTCGCTTTTGGTTGCTTTTATTGTGAACATAAGCGTACTTGTTGGAGTGATGCGAATGAAGGTAAAGGGTTACGTGTATTCAATTATGCAAATGGAAACAGGTATCTTACGAAAGTTAAAAAAGCTCCTAATGTAGAAGAGGTTACAACATGGTAAGTCATTGGGTTAGATATGGTACTGAAGAACCTTTCGTACCTAACCTAGATAAGTTTGGGTTTGTTTATCTTATAACGAATACTAAAACTACTAAAGCATATGTAGGTTGTAAACAATATTTTTCTATGGGTAAGAAAAAAAGAAAACATAAATGGGAAATATATACAGGATCATCTAAATATTTAAATGCAGATATAGAAAAGATAGGTAAAAAATATTTTACTTTTGAAGTTATAGCAGAGTATAAAAACAAAAGAAGTTTGCGATACTATGAAGCATACTATCAAATGAAATGGGATGTTTTAACTTCTACTATAGAAGGTAGTGATGAACCTGCTTACTATAATTCATATGTAGGTGGTAAGTGGTATAGACCTATTGAGAGTTATAAAGATCCTGAGTATAGGAAAAAAATGAGTGAAAATAGCATAGGAGATAAAAGTTCTTCTGCTTTAGGTCCAGTTGAGGTAGAGTTTGTAAATGGTACAGTTCTTACTGTTCCTAATTTATCTCGTTGGGCAATGGATCATGTTAATAAATATGATTGGGCAAATTTATTACATATGATCAAAGGATATAAAATAAACTATGGTAAAAAAGTAAAAATGAATAGACATAAAGATATAATTGGTGTAAGATTAATAGGAAAGGAGGAAAATAAATGTCAGTAAAGGAAGCAATGTACAACACAGCACTAGCTGAGTTTCATTCTCAAAGAGATAAAGCTATAGCTACTGCACGTATATACTTGGAACATCCTGTTGGTATAGGAGAACATCCCCAAGTTATTGATGAATTTATTAAACAAATTAAACTAGCTGCTGAAGCAGAAGAAGCTGCGTCTATGTTAGTTGATACATTTAGAGATGAAATAACTCAAGAAGACTAATGAATGAAGAGTACATTGAGATACTAACAGAGATAAAGGAACGTGAGAACAGTAGTCCTGAACGCATGTTATTTTTATCTGTTATATTTCAAGCATTGTTAGATGCAACAAAAGAAAAGACTACAGTAGAATCACCACGTACAAGTGTTGAAAGAGCTAATGCTCGTGCATGGTTCTTCTGTAGTGTAGGTGTAACATGTGATAACTTTGAGTATGTCTGTGAGAATGCAGGTATGGATGCACAGTATACAAGAAGCTTCGCAATAAAGGTAATTAATTCAAAGGAGATAAAATATGTCAGACAAAGGATCAGAAGAGTGCTTGATAAATCCTGAAGAAGATAGAGGATGGTCAAGAGAAAGTCACGAACAGTATATGGCTAGACGTAGTGCAGAAGAAAGTTTAATTAATAAAGAAAGGTTTAATAAAACTAAACCTAGTGATAAACAAATAGGTGGTAATCATTATAAAGACTGTGCTATACAACCTGTAGATTATATTGTTAAAAATAATCTTGACTTCTTAGAGGGTAATGTGGTAAAATATATAACTCGTCACAAAACAAAGAATGGCATAGAAGATATTAGAAAAGTAATACACTATGCAGAGTTAATATTAGAAAAGAAGTATGGAAAGGAAAAATAAATGGCATCATTAATGGGAAGTAATTATTTACCTACAGAGTATCAATCATTTATACATATGTCTAGGTATTCAAGATGGTTAGAAGACGAAGGTAGAAGAGAGAGTTGGAGTGAAACTGTAAATAGACTTATATCTTTCTTTAAAAAACATATTGATAATAATTATGATGGAGTAATTAAAAAGAAAGAATGGAATGATTTAGAAGAAGCTATACTTTCTTTACAAGTTATGCCTTCTATGAGAGCATTAATGACATCAGGTGATGCATTAGATAGAGAGAATGTTGCAGGTTATAACTGTTCTTATATTCCTATTGATAGTCCAAGAGCATTTGATGAAGTCTTATATATACTTATGAATGGTACAGGTGTAGGTTTCTCTGTTGAAAGACAGTATGCTGACAAGTTACCTACTGTTCCTGATGTAGATTTTGAACATACAGAAGATGTAGTATCTGTTGTTGATTCTAAAGAAGGTTGGGCAAAAGCATTTAGAGATTTAATATCTTATCTTTACACAGGTAGAGTTCCTAAGATAGATGTAAATAAAGTTAGACCTGCAGGTAAAAGATTAAAAACATTTGGAGGTAGAGCTAGTGGACCTCAACCTCTTGTAGATTTATTTGACTTTACTATTCTTAAATTTAAAGGTGCAAGAGGTAGAAAGCTTTCCTCTATGGAATGCCATGACATTGTATGTAAGACAGGTGAGGTTGTAGTTGTAGGTGGTGTACGTAGATCAGCACTTATATCTTTATCTAACTTATCTGATCAAAGAATACGTGGTGCTAAAATGGGTGAATGGTGGAATGAAAATCCACAAAGAGCATTAGCTAATAACTCTGTAGCTTACACAGAGAAACCAGATCCAGGTATCTTTATGAAAGAATGGTTATCATTATATGAAAGTAAATCAGGTGAGAGAGGTATGTTCAATAGAGCATCAGCTCAAGCTAAAGCTGCTGAGAATGGTAGACGTAATTCTGATTGGGACTTTGGTACTAATCCTTGTAGTGAAATTATTCTTAGACCTAATCAGTTCTGTAACTTAACTGAAGTTGTATGTCGTTCTACTGATACTATGACTACACTAGTAAAGAAAGTTAAGCTTGCTACTATACTAGGTACAATACAATCTACCTTTACAAACTTTGGTTATCTTCGTAAGAGATGGCAGAACAATACAGAAGAAGAAAGATTACTTGGTGTATCTCTGACAGGTATCATGGATTGTGTTGAGCTAAATACTATTGATGGACTTGCACCTAGATTAGAAACATTAAAGAAACATGCAGTAGATACTAACAAAGCTTTAGCAGATAAGTTAGGCATACCACAATCAACAGCTATCACTTGTGTTAAACCTTCAGGTACTGTAAGTCAGTTAGTAGATAGTGCTAGTGGTATACATGCTAGACATAATCCTTATTACATTAGAACAGTAAGAGGTGATAACAAAGATCCATTGACTGAGTTTATGAAAGCATCTGGTATACCTAATGAACCTGATGTAATGAAACCAGAACATACAACTGTGTTCTCTTTTCCTATGATGTCACCTAAAGGTTCAGTATGCAGAACAGACATGACTGCTATTGAACAATTAGAGATCTGGAAAGTTTATGCACAGTCTTGGTGTGAACATAAACCTTCTGTAACTATAAGTGTTAAGGAAGAAGAGTGGGTTCCTGTTGGTGCATGGTGTTGGGAAAACTTTGAGTATCTAAGTGGTGTATCTTTCTTACCTTTCTCTGATCATACATATCAACAAGCACCTTATCAAGATATAGATGAGAAGACTTATAAGAAGTTAGCTAAAGCTATGCCAACTAATATTGATTGGAATAAACTACAAGACTTTGAGAAAGAAGATAACACGAAAGGATCACAAGAACTTGCCTGTACTGCAGGTGTATGTGAGTTGGTGGATATATAATTAGTTCACCTTGTGTTGGTGTATGTACACTAGAAAATGAAGTTTGTATTGGTTGTTTTAGAACAAGTAAACAAATAGCTGAATGGGCATTTTATAATGATGAAGAAAGAGAAAAGATAGTGAAAGAAAGTAAACCAGTATTTTCAACAGCAGATGCAGAGTTGATAAGAGATTTAATATTATTTACTTTGAAGACGCAAGATGATTTTGCTATACCATCTGAAAAGAAGAAACAGTTAGAAGCATTGTTTCATAGATTAGGTAGGTTCAAAAAAAGTTCTTGACATTTTTTGTAAACTATGTCATAATTACATTATAGAATGCCATAATGGGTTCTATTAATCGCTTAATGAAAGGATAAAAAATGAGTGTATTTCATAATATAAATAGATATGCTATAGGGTTTGATCATTTGATGGATCACTTAGTATCTCTACACAGCAACAATAACTTAACTACTAACGAATATCCACCTTATGATATTATAAAGGAAGGAGAAAGTAATTATAAAATAGAACTTGCTGTTGCAGGTTTTAAGAAAGACGAGTTAAGTATACAATTAAAAGACAACACCTTAACTATAAAAGGTGAGTCTAACTCTAAAAATTCTAATGGAGATTATCTTCATAAGAATATAGCACGAAGATCTTTCTCTAAAGATTTTACTCTTGCAGAGAATATAGAGGTTGGAGATGCTGAGTTTGAGGATGGTGTATTGGGTGTTAGTTTAACACATAACATACCTGAAGAACAAAGACCAAAAGAAATATCAATACACTAACCTAAGAGTGAGGGAGTGTTTTATATTTCCTTTCACTCCCTCATAACATGGAGATAAAATGAATACAGTTTACATAGGATATGATCCAAAAGAAGATACAGCATACGAAGTTTTAAAGTTTACTATAGAAAGAATATCAGGTAAGAACATACGTATCGTACCATTAAAGAGAGATATACTAGAACACATGGGTATATATACACGTAAGTCTGAGTTAATACATGGTCAACCATATGATGTTATAGATGGTAAACCTTTCTCTACAGAGTTTAGTTTCAGTAGATTCTTAGTACCTGCTTTAAATATGTATCAAGGTAAAGCTTTGTTTATGGATTCAGATATGTATTTACGTGCAGATGTTAATGAACTATTTGATTTATGTGATATGGATTACTATCCTGTATATTGTGTTCATCATAAATATGAACCAGAAAAAACTACAAAGATGGATGGTAAAGAACAACATCCTTATCGTAGAAAGAACTGGTCAAGTCTTATGATGTTTAATTGTGAACATCAATTAAATAAACAGCTTACTCCTGAAGTAGTTAATACACAAACAGGTAGATGGTTACATGGATTTGGTTGGTTGCCTGATAAAGAAGCAGACATAGGTAGAATACCTGAAGAATGGAATTGGTTAGATGGTCATTCACCAGAAGATATGGATGCAAAGAATGTACACTTTACAACAGGTGGTCCTTGGTTTAAAGATTGGAAACCAAGAGGACCAATAGAAGGTAAGTATGCAGTTGAATGGTGTAGTGATGCTGATTGGTTGAAGATGAAAGGTATTATTGAATTTGATAGGGATTATATGATATGACAAAAATAAATTTTGTTACGTCTTTTAATGAGACTATATATACAGATGTGGGACATCATTTATTTAAATCTATCAAAAATAATTGGGAACCTTCTATAAATTTTACAGCTTATCACCATGACTTTGATCCTAAAAATTATTCTATAAAAGATATAAAGTTAAAATCTTTAGAAGATGTAGAAGAATACAGAGATTTTTTAAAAGTTAATCAAGAACATAATGGCACAGAGAATAATACTATACCTTATAATTGGCATCTTGATTCTCTTAGATGGTCACATAAAGTTTTTGCATTAACTGAAAAAGCTTTTGAATTAGCAGAAGAATCTAAAGATGCAGGTTGGTTGATATGGATTGATGCTGACTCTCTTGCATCTAAAAGATTAGTTGTTAATGATATACTAGGTATGCTACCTGAAGCTTGTGATATAGCTTACAGAGGTGTTAGACATTATCCAGATAAAACATTTTATCTTGATACTTCTTTCATAGCTTTTAATTTAAATAAAAGACCTGCTCTTGATTTACTTGGAGACTTACGTGGTGCTTATATATCAGGAGAACTTTTACAGTATAGAGAGTGGCATGACTCTTTCTTAATTGAAAGACTATTAAATATTTATAAAGCTCATGGTATGAAGATACAAGATCTTCCACAAATTAATGATTACATTACTCACTTTGAAGGTATAGATAATATAAAGAACCTAGCTATTAGGGATGATCAAGGTAATAGATTAGTAGCTTTATCAGAAGATACAGTATCTCAAGATATTGTACCTAACAGATATAAACAATTAGCTGATGTTATAAGAGAGTACAAACCTAAATCTATTATAGAAGTAGGTACTTGGAATGGTGGTCGTGCTATTGAGATGGCTCTTGCTGCATTTGAAAATCAAGATGAAATATTATATAGAGGTTTTGATTTATTTGAAGATGGTACACCTGAAACAGATGCTGAAGAATTTAATTTGAAAGCTCACAATACTAAGTCTGCAGTTATAAAAAGATTGCAAGAGTTTAGAAAGAAGATGATGGAGAAAAAGAAAGTCTTTACATTTGAGTTAGGTAAAGGTAACTCCAGAGATATACTAAAAGATTGTGATGATTTAAATGCTGACTTTGTTTTAATAGGTGGTGGTAATAGTATAGCTACTACTAAAAGTGATTATGATAATTTAAAACATAATCCTGTTGTTGTTATAGATAATTATTTTAGAGAAGATGAAAATAAAAATAATGCACCAGAAAAATATCATGGTACAAATAAAATTGTAGAAAGTTTACCTAAAGGAAAGAAAGATGGTGTACGTAGATGGGTAATACCTTCACAAGATTTAGTACGTGGTGGTGGACATACACATTTAGTAGTTGTATTAAGTGATAAAAAACTTCCTGATCTACCTAAAAAATTATTAAACGTACCTATAGTTGTACATCCTAGAGACTGTGTACCTAAAGATTTTATTAGAGATAATATTAAAAAGAATTTAAAACTTATTGATAAATGGTTAGGCAAGTTTCCTTTACATAATGGTAATGTTATTCTTGTATCAGGTGGTCCTTACTTAAATATTAATAAATTAAAAACACATATAAGAAACAATCCTGATAGTAAAATTGTATGTGTTAAACATTCTTATCCTAAACTTGTAGATAATGGTATACTACCTTGGGCATGTATTGTTCTTGATCCTAGACCTATTACAGGTGTAAGTACACATGGTGTAGTAAGAAAAGAATTATTTAAAAAGATAGAAAAGAAAACAAAGTTCTTTGTAGCATCTATGACTGATCCTTCTGTTACTGAATACTTAATAGATAAAGGTGCAGAGATACATGGATGGCACGCATTTACAGAATCATTGCGTGATCCTGCAGAACAAAATAAAAAGATGGTTAATAATTCTGTTACTCTTAATCCTGATATAGGTATACCTCAAGGAGCTACTCTTATTACAGGTGGTACGTGTGCTGCTATGCGAGCTCTAGGCATCATGCATACTATGGGATTTAGAAACTTTGATCTCTTTGGTTTTGATTCTTGTATGGAAGAACCTACTGAAGAACAAAAGAAAGAAACTACAGGTGCTGAAGATGAAGAACCTAAACCTAAATACTTTAAGGTAGGTGTAGGTGAGCAATACTTCTGGACTACTGGTGAGTTATTAGCTATGGCACAAGATTGTGAAAGAACTTTTAATGATCCACCTATGGAAATGAATTTAAATTTATATGGTGAAGATACTTTAGTTACTGCTCTATGGAATGTATCACCTAAAAAACCAACCTTTGAGGAAACATTTGATGGATAATTATGTAATGCCTAAGAAACCTAAACCTTCTGAAAAATATTTAGAGCTTATAGAAGCTTATAAACATTTACATAAAGAAGAAGGTAAGTTTCAAGGTATAAGTTTAATACCTTTTGCTATAGATATATATGATATAATAAGACATAATAATTGTAAATCTATTTTAGATTATGGTTGTGGTAAAGGTTATCCTTATAAAGAACAATATAAATATTTGGATCGTAAAAAAAGAATACCTAACTTTGACAAACCTTTACATCTATGGTGGGGAGTGGAAGATTTATTTTTATATGATCCAGGTGTACCAGAACATAATAAATTACCTACTAAAAAATCTGATCTAGTAATATGTACTGATGTACTTGAACATATACCTGAAGAAGATTTAGATTGGATTATCAGAGAGATATGTAGTTTGGCTAACAAAACAGTATTTATAAATGTATCTTGTGAACCTGCTATAAAAACATTTACTACAGGTAAATATAAAGGAGAGAATGTACATGTATCTTTATTTGACCATGAGTGGTGGGTAAATAAAGCAAAACATGTATGGAAAGATTATAAAGATTTAAAAATATACTTGACTTCTACATCAAAAAAAGGTATAATAGGAACATGTATAAAAGGAGAATAAGCACACATGTTTCCATATAATGAATCAGAATGGGAGTGGATCTCATCTGCTAAAACTCTACAAGGAGAAATAACATGGCTAAGAAGATTAAGACTGAAGCTACCACGAGTAAGAATAAAAAAATTGCGTATATTATTGCAGCAATACTCGTAGGTATTATTGTATTAGGATCTATATTTGGACCTGGAACTAAAGAAGCAGAAGCTAATGAAGAAGTAAGAAGCACTCTGCCAGGTTGGTCTATAGGTTATAGATACTGGTATGATATGGATGAAGACGAGAAAAGTAAGCTACGTTTGTTTAGTAAGTATAAACAAAAAGATGGTGACTCATTTAAGATTGGTTGGGATAGACAAACTGGTAAAGATTTTAATCAGTTTGAAATGAATGCTGATGATGATGGAGTTATCTTCTTTGAACAGGAGTTTAAATTCTAATGAAAAATTATATAATAGCAGGAATAGTTGTAGGAATAATTGCCTTTGGTGGGTGGTATTTTTCTCAAGACGATACACCTGAATTGCCTATGCCTAAACCACCAACTACTACTCAAGCAGAATAATGGAAATATTTCACGTAGCTATGCTCCTCATTTGTTTTCGTGGGGAGTGTACTACATTTGAAAGTGCACCTTACTCTAAAGATCTAAGTTTAGAGAACTGCGAAAGAATGTTATCTTATACATTCCAAACTAAAGTAGGTCCTTACTATGATGATCTCATAGATTTTGATATAGATTCTCCAGAAGATATAAAGATTGTTGATGCAAAGTGTGATGCTACAACTCGCAGAGATAGCGATTGGAAGATCACACCTCATGTAGATTCAGATCGTTTTGAAAAGAAAGAGGATGGTACTATTGAATGGAGATTAGAAAGTGATCAAGAAATATAATGGCACTTAATGATAAACAAGAGAAGTTTGCACAGGCTTATATCCTGCATAGAAATGCAACAGAAGCTGCAAAGACTGCAGGATATGCTGCTTCTTCTGCTTACAATCAAGGCTATAGAAATCTACAGAATGGAGAGATTAAAGAACGTATTGAAGAACTAGAGAATACGTTAGAGACTTCAGTAGATGTGATAACTGAAATAGAAAAGCAGTATGAGTTTGCTAAAGCTAATGGTCATACTAATAGTGCTATCAAAGCATTAGAATTATTGTCTCGTATTAGAGGTGCTAAGAGTGAGAAAGAAGTAGATGTATCACCTGAAGGACTAGATGCTAGTATAGTAGAAACACTAAAGATACTAGGCAAAAAGAAAGTAAATGAACTTATAAAAAAATGTGGGTTCTAATTACTGTCCTGCTAAAGGATTATCTAAAGCTCGTTGTAGCATCTCCCTTAACTTTGTTTCTAATGCTGCTAGTTTACTATCTATTAGTTCTATTCTTCGTTGAGCATCAGACTCGATTGCTGTCCTTTTAGAATCAAACCTATCATTTGCATGATCAATCATAGTCCTAAGATCTGTCTCTGTTTGTCTAAGAGAAGTTCTTATATCTTGTTCAGTAGATCTTGATCTCTTATCTACGTTAGCTATCTGATCATGTGCTTCATGTACATCATTTCTTATATCAGTACGTATAGTACGTGCATCATCTTGTGCTGCACCTACTAGTTCTTTTAATGTACTCATTTCTATATTAACATTACTCTCTAAAGAATCTATTTTTTCTTCTAGTAATTCTAGTTTTAAATTAAAACCAGAAAGATCAGGAGCCACATACTCATTTATCTTTTCCTCCATAGCAACCCATCTAGCATAGCCTTCAAATCCTGCCCATATTGCACCACCTAAAGTTCCTAGTAGTGGGAAAATTAAAAATAATCTACCACCTTTTACTTTAATACCTTGATATTCTACTTCACTCATATTGCTGCTGAATCATCCTTTCCATTTGTAAGTTAGATCTAACAGAGATATAATCTCCTAGAGGATCAGACATTATTACATCATTATATATTTCTTCTGCTTCATACCATTGCATCTGTTGCATTATATCTTGTTGCTGATACTGTTGTATATCAGGACCAAGAGCAGTAACTAATGCTATGGTTGTTAGTTGTGCCACAGGATCATACTGTGATTGTATTGTATCTAATACTTGATTAGCTTTATCTTGTTTCTTTTGTTGTTGTTTAGTAACTTCTAATTTCTTTGGTTCATTCTGATCCACCTCTTCTGATTCCATATCGCTATTCGCAACTTCCTTCTCTTGTGGTTCAGTCTCTTCTTTAGCTTCTTCTTTAATCTCTTCCATGTTATTGTCTTCAGAAACATCAGCGACCTCCTTTGTAGGTTCTTCGTTAGTTTCTTCTACAATTTTAACAGGCTCTTCAGTAACTTCCTCTATAACTTCTACAACAGGTTCAACTTCTACTGATTCTTCTATAACAACCTCTTTAACTTCTTCTAATGTAGGCATTGATACTTCAACATCCATACCTATATCTTGTATCTCTTGTACAATTTCTTGAACTTCTGTTATAACTTCTTCATATGATATAGTACCTTCATTATATTCTTCCATCATAGTACCTATAGTATCAACTTCTATTGGCATCTCTATAGCTATCTCTTCCATTGGATAGTCCATAGTAGGCATATCAAAGGTCATAACCATATCAAACTCTTCCATCATTTCATCCATTTGATATTGTTCTTCTGGTGTAGCAACATCATATTGCTCTATTAATTCTACTGTTATCTGATCTTCCATCAATCCAGGTTGAACAATCTCTATCCATGTTTCTACTGATGTAGTTATATGATTGTAATTAACTGTATATTCTACATTATCAAAGAAATAATTATTAGCTCCACCTACTCTTATAAATACTTTATCCAAATCTCCTGCAAAATCATACGTTCCTGCGTATGTTGTAGGTGTTTGATTATTCTCTAATGTAATTTGTCCTGTGTCCCATTGCAGAACATTATTATTATATCCTTTTGTTTGAAAATATCCTGTGGTGTTTGCTTGTGAATGGTGCATTTGTAATTCCCAATCTAAAGCACCACCATCTGATATATGAAATTCACTTATGTCTACGTATTGATCAAATGTTGTATGTGAAGTAGACGTTCCTTTACCACATGTACCTGTACCAAAGTATGCATCACAATTAGTCATACTAGCTGAACCAATCCCTCCCCAATCTTGATCCATATCTCCCTCGTACCTACTGGTTACGACACCTGTATCTTTATGTAGTATATCACCTGTTGTTTTATGTTCAACAGTTGTAGTTGTTTCTGTTATTGTATCTATATGTCCTTCACCTAAGTGCTCAGTCTCTATCTCTTGAGTAACTGTGTCACCTTCTGGCAACATTTGTGCATTAGATAAAGAGCAACATAAGAATAATAGAGAAGATACCAAGAGCACCTTCATCAGTAACAATTTCTTCTTCTTTAACAGCATTTTCTTTTACCCATTTATCATAATCAGGTCTTTTCTCTGGGTTATTTGCCCATTCTTTTGCAGCATCTAAACCAATTTTGCCCATGTATGGACAAGGTGTACCTGCCATTTCCATAGCTTGAAAGACTCTTTCGTCTTGACAAAGTAAAGCAACTGCACCAACCTTCATACCCATTCTATATAAAGATCTGGATAGTTTAAGTCTTTCACAGTTCATATCACGTACTGAAGTACCACCTGCTATACCTAGTATCTGTGACTGTATTGCAACACTAGCTGCAAAACTACAGACATCTTGATTACTATTCATAATAGATGGAGCACTAGCTGTAGAGGGAGTTCTATCTACAGATGTAGTACCAGATACAGTAGACGAGGTAGAGGTTACTGTATTAGTTTGTGCATAGGTTTGTAATGTAAATAAAAAACAAACACTAATCAGTATCAGTATCTTTTTCATGGCAATCACAATCACATTGGTTGAGTTCAATACATAGACAAGTCTCTCCAGTACAATCTGGATTATTACATTTACATTCTGACATATTAAATACTCCTTGGTTCATAGTCGTAGTAGTTACGCATAACCATACTACCAGATTTTCTTTGTACTAAATTATCATATATACCTAATGCACTTTTTATTCTTCTATCATTATGTGCTTTCTTAGGATTAGGTCTCTCAAATAATTTTGAAAAAGTTAAAGCAACATTATCAGGAGAATTTGATTTAAAAGTTTCAAGTAATACTTTTCTATTACCTGCTCCTATATCATATCCTTCTCCTTTGGTTATATTATCTAATACATAATCTATTTGTGATCCTTCAGAATCTTGTCTTTCATTTTTATTTAAATAATTTTGATAAGCTTTTTTATGACCACCTTCAAATTGAAATAAACCATAGCCAGGACCTTTAATTTGTTTTTGTTTATAATCAAAACTACCACCTGTCTCAACATCTATATTACCCATAATACCTGCAATAGCTGCATAAGGTAGACCTCTAGCTTTTAACTCTTTAAATACTTGTAATTTTTTAGGTGTATCAATAACTATTTCACCTGACATATCAGCCATTAACATACTCCCACAAAATAATAATAAACATAATACTATTGCTTCTCCATCCAACGATCTAGTTTTTCTTCTAGCTTATCAAATCTTGCTAGTAGTTTATTTATTTCATTAAACACTTCTTTACGTGTAGAATAATTAGTAGCCATAAACTCTCTAGTCTTTGCATCAGACAATGCATGATCTTTTAAATCTTCACGTAGTTTATTTATATCATTATTAATACTACGTATCCACCATAGGAATGCACCCACAGCAAGTGTAAGCACAGCATTCCATAACATTATATCTTGCATTGTAATCTCCTAATCTATCTCTGATCCAGTTAATGTATTATAAATATCAAATATTTCTTCGTAAGGTATGTCTGCACCTGTTTCCATTTCACCTAAAGTCATAGCTGTTTTAGGTATTTGATCTGCTACAAAAAAATTTTGATCTGCTTTCATAAATTCATCTAAATTTTTAGGAGTTAATAATCCATTTTTTGATAATGCCATATACATATCACTTTCATCCATGCCTAATGCTCGATAAGATTTAGCTAAAGTTCTTAATCTTTGTGCATGTTTCATTTTATTAGCTTGTGATTCTTTATATTTATTTAATATTTTATTAGGATCACCTCCTAAATAATTAGTTATTTCATTTGTAAATAATCTTTTTGAATTATTCATATCTCTTATAGGACTTTTAATATTAAAATTTAATCCTTTTGATAAATTTGCTCTTTGTCTTTTAACTCCTAAAAAAGCTGCAGCATCTACTTGACCTTCAATAATAGGAAAACCAAACTTAGTAACTCCTTCGCCAAATTTATCCTTACCTTTTTCATATGTATACCTATTCATAAAAAAATCTAAAGTGCCTGGAGTAAAAGATTTTATTATAGAATCTGTTATACCTGATGCTAATGATTGATCAGGATCTACACCTTTACCTCTATAAACATCTAACATTCCTTGTACAACCATAGAAGGATCACCAAAAGGACTTAGTAATCCTCTAAATGCTTGACTCATATCATCTCTTACAGCTTGTTCATTATAATCTTCATTATTTAAAATAGCTGCAGCTACCATTTTAGTAGGAGTTTTTAGATAAGAGTAAGGATCAATAGGTCCTAAATTTAAATAATCAACTTGAATTTCACCTTTTTTATTTTTTTCAATAGGACTTACAAATATTTTATTTGTACCTTTTTCCCATTCAGGAACAATTTGATTTAAAGCTGCTTCTTGATCATCATCTATTCCCATCATTTGTTTAGATACTTCAACCATAGCATCACCTGCTGTAGCTGCAGCAGTCATACCTGCTAGTCTTTTAAAACCTAAAGCTTTTAAAGCACCTTCATTTATTTTACCTATATTAATTTTTTGTTTTTTAGCTTGATCTCTCAACTCTCTTGCTGTTTGACCACTAATATCTTTCCATGTATACTTTGCAAGATGATAAGAATTACGTATCATTTCTGCAGGAAATGCTAAAAAGTTTCCTATAGGTGCAGCACGTAATGCTTTAAATGCTTTAGGAACCATATTATAATTAGGCATAGTATCTCTAGTACGTTGAGCTACAAATCTTTCTAATTCACGTTGACTCATATCAGGAAGTACTTTACGAAAAGCTTTCATTTGCTGTTCAAAGTTTGCTATTTTAAATAAATTATCTTCTGCTTCATATGCTTTTACCATAGTATCAGATACTTTTTTAATACCTCTTCCTGTAGCTCCTGTTCTTTTAGCAATCTTTTCTACAAAACCATCAGGACCTGAAGTAAAAGCTTCACTTGCTGCTTTACGTAAAGAACTAACATGAACAGAACTATCTAATATACCTAACTCTTGATACCTTGCTAATCGTTCAGATTCTTCTGGTGATAATTTTCCTTTAAATCTTTTCCATATATCTTTAATTCCTTTTCCCCAAAAACGTGGATCTATTGTACCATTAGCTAACATAATAAAAGTATTACCCATAATATTTCTACCATGTGTAGGTACAGAATAAATAGTTTTCATAGCTTGTGATCCTGCCTTCATCTTCATCCAATGTCGCATTAATGGACCACCTGGCATAGCAACCTCTAATCCTTCATCAATAGCTTTTTTCCAAGAAGGATCTAAATATAAATCTTGTAAAGGACTTTTAACATTTTTTGATGAAGTACCACCTAAACTTTTAAGTGCTGATTTTTCAAGTAATTCATCTGATTCATATTGCACTAAATCTTTAAATGTATCACCTGGTTTTGTTCTAAAAGCTTTACCAGATTTTTCAGCTTCATTTGTAATTTGTTTTAAAAATTGATATTCAGATTTAAGATTTGCTAATTTTGTAAAAGAATTAACATAATTTTTTAAAGGATCTGTTGTTTCTCCCCAAAGATGACGTATAGCAGGAGCTATATCTTTTTTTTGTTTTAGTATTTGACTTGTACGTGGTTTAACATTTTTTAAAAAAGAATTAAATTCTCCTTTAGTTACACCTTTAGTATAATATTCTAATACTTTTGATAGATCTTCTTCATCAACACCTTCTTTTCTAAAATATTCTTTTGCACTTTCAATAGCTTTTTCACCTTCTTTTGATTTTAAAAAGTGTTTATAATTTTCAGGATCATCATAAATTTGATATGATCTATTTAAATATGTTTCTAAATTTTCACCTATGGTAACAGAAAGATCACCTTTAGCTATATGATCTTTTACATATAAAGAAAGTTTATCTATTTCAGCTCTCATATCATCAATATGATTACCTATATCAGGAGCTTCTAATTTTAATTTACGTAATGCAAATCTATCACCTGCTAAAGCAGCATTAATATTTTCCATATCTTTTTTAGTTCGTCTTTTTTTAGGATAAGTTTTTTCAATAGCTGCTCTTAATTGACTTTCTAAAATTTCTGCTTTTGTTAAAGAAGCTTTAACAGCTCCTTCTCTTTCAGCTAATATAGCTAATCCTCTATCATTTAATCCTCTACGTGCTGTAAGCCATTCTTGACTCCATCTTTTTAAAGGAGTAGGAACAACATACTCTACACCTTTCTTTGTAATTTTTTTAGCAAATTCTTTTCCAGGAAGTTTTGATAAACTTTTTGCTGCTGCTAAAGTAGGACCTGCAAGAACTCCTTCAAACATTAAGTTATTTAAAAATGATTGTAAATATTGAGATGATTTTGAATCGTTAGGATTAATTTCTAATTTTTTTATAAGTTGTGCTGCAGTTCCTAAAGGCTTACCTTCTTCATCTGGTACTGTCATTTCAGAAATAATATTAATTATATTATCTTCAGGCTTTTCAATAACAGTAGCACCTGCAGCAAAACCAGTTCCATATTTTATTACTTCTCCTGTTTTAGCTGCTTTCTTTCCTAGTCCTAAAGCTTTAGCTCCTTGTGCTAACTTTAAACCTTTAGCTCCAAGATTAAGTCCTTTTACTATTACTGTTCCAGGTACAAAATAAGAACCTATTTCACTAGCTGTTTGTTCTCCTTCGCCTTGTGTAGGAAAAAAATACTTTTGACGTTTACGTTCTAAAGATTCAGGTATATTTTCTTGAGCAAACTCTCTTGCTTTTTGTGTGAATTCAGGAGCAACAGCTTCTGAAATATTTTCAACGCCTTCACCTACTTTACCTAAAGCACCAAGAGCAACACGAGGTATAAGATAACCAGGTTTTTCTAGCTCTTCTTTAGATTTTTTACTTCTTGATTCAATAGATTTATATTCTTTAAAAGCATCTTGATAATCTTCTACTTTAATACCTTTACTTCTAATGAAATTTCTTCTTTGTTCATTAGTTGCTAGTTCTCCTGATTGAACACCAGCTATAAGTTCATTTCTTGTATCAGTAAAGATACGACTATAAGGTGATAATGCTCCCATTAAGAAACATTTCCTTCATAATTAGGATCTTTATCATTTTTTTGAATTACAGTTTCTATACCTATAATTTCATTAATACTATTTTGTAATCTGTTTAATCCACCAGCATCTACAAAAGCATCATATCTACCACCAAGTTTTACTAATTCGCTTATAGCTTCATTCTTAGCAGATTCAATTTGAGATAATATAGCAGGACCTCTTTTACCTGTTATTTTACCATCCATTATTAAAAAATCATTACCTGTAAAATTAGTTATTGTTCCAAGTAAACCTTCAGTATAATCACTAAGATTGTTAATATAAACATCTTTTACATCATCTGGTATATTAGCTTCTACTCTAGCAATTTCATTTTGCTCTTTATAAATTTTTAGTTGATCTTTCCATTTATCTTTTTCAAATTTAACAGCTTCTGCTTTTAATTTTCTATCTCTTTTATTTAAAGTCATTCCAAGATCTTCTTTCATAGCAAGAAGTTTTATATCTTCTCGTTTATCTTCTAAATTTTCTTTACGATCTCTCATTTCTTTATTAGTTGATTGCATTGCATCTATACTTTCAGGAGCTACTTGTAAAGCTGCATCTACAACACCAAGTAATCCTCCTTTAGTTGGAGTAGCTGTACCCATACGTGCAAAGAAACTTGCAAGATTTGCATACTGTCCTTTTATTCTTTCATCTTCTATACCTTTAAGACGTTCATCATAACGATCTCCTTGAGTTGCTAAAGCTTTTCGTATAGCATCTTCTTTTTGTTGAATAGCTATTTGTTCTGACATACCTGCTGTATCTAAGTTTGTAGTAGGTGTTTCTAAAGTTGGTAAACCTCCTTCTACTCCTGCTACTCTTGGTGGTTGATTTATAACTCTTTCATTTTGTTTAGGTACTTCTTGTATTTCTTTTGCCTTTCTTGCTCTTTGTCTTTCAACAATATCAGCATTAATTTCATCAAGTGTTCTTGTATCTTTTTTATCTAAACTATATCCTTGAGTTGTTCTATTTGTTGGTACTCTTGCTAGTCTAGCAGGACCTATTATATCTCTACCTTGATAACCTGAACCTTCTGCCATTATATTACCAGGTACTGTTTCTATAGAAGATCTTCTACCTGCTTGAGAACTATCAAAAGCTAATAATGGATCTTGAGTATTTACATCTTCTGGAAATATATTATCTGTACTTCTAAATCTTGTTATACCATCATTTTCTACTCCTGCTACTGTACTTAAATCTTCAAGAGAACTAGCATCAACATCTTCACCTATGTTAGGTAATCTATCAGGTAAATTAAATATATTTCCATATTTATTATATATATTACTTATTGCTTCATCAACTTGAAGAGGAACACCTTTTGTTATAGGAAACATAGATGCACCCTCACCTCTATTTTCCATAGGAAAAGCATCAGCAGCTCTGTTACTAAATCTATATCTATCTAATAATTTTTTAAAATAGCCACCATTATCTGCATTAACAACAGGAAGATCACTTAATCCACCACCATGTTTTCTACCTGTTAAAAGTGATAAAGGATTTTGACCTGTAAAGGCTCCATAAGTTGCACCTAATGTACCTAATCCACTTATTAAAGTTTGTGCTGTAGATGGTGGAGGTGGTGTAGGTTGTGCAAATGTTGTTTGTTGTACAGGTGCACCAGTAACAACAGATTGATATTTAGACATAGTATCATAAGGATAGTTTCTTTCTAATGTATATTGTCTAAAGGCTTCATCAAGAGCTGTTTGTTGTTGTCTTTGTTTCTGTTCACCAACAGTTTGTATTGCACCTAGTTCACCTAGTTGTGCTTTAAATTGTTGAGGAGCCATAGTAGCAAGTTGTGCACCTGCTTGACCTGCAGCTTGACGATCTGCTTGAAATCTTTTTACAGCATCTTGATAAGCTTGTTGAGAACCTTTAGCTTGTATATCACTTAATAATCTTTGTTGTGTATCTGCAGCCATACCTTCTAATATAGCTTGTCTACTACCACCAAAACCACCTGTAGTTGCAGCTTGTGCAGCTAACTGTGGTACTACTTGTGATTCATATTGTTTAGTAGCTTCTCTTTTTTCTATGTCAGTTACTGCTTGTTGATAAGGAGACATGTATTGTGTCATTTGTTCTGATGTCATAGGTGCTGCAGCAGATCTTGTTAAGTCCATTCCTTCTTGAAAGACAGGAGCTTGAGAACCTACAAGTCCTTGTAATCCTGTAAAAGCTTGTTGTTGTTCAGGTGTAAAGTCTGCAACAGTAGGACCTTGATAAGGTTGAAAACCTTCTTTAGTTCTTTCGTTATAAAGAGCTTGAGCTTTACCTAGTATATCTTTATAATAAGGAGCTAACTCTTTAGGTAACTGTGAAGATTGTACTGTTGGACCTGCTACTTGTTGTACAGGTGCTCCTGTTTGAAACAATGATGATAAAAAACTCATATCTTTATACCCTTTCTAACATGGGTTTTAAAGCATGTAACCCACTTATTTCATTTGGTTGTTCTGTATCTCCATAAGCTTTCTTACGTACATGCTTAACAACTCTATCCATTACTTTAGCACCTGCATCTGCATTGCCATTACCAAGTGCTGCCATTGTATAACTATCTACTACATATTCTGAAGGTGATACAGCTAATGTTCCTACTTGTTTTG